AACAACTTAAATTCAAAAATTTTACATATATGTTATGTAAATTCAAATTTTCGTGAAATGAAAGATTTATGTGACTTGAATGATAAAATGGTAAAGAGAGACAAGAAATGAGACTATTAATTTTACTACTACCTTTTTACTTATATACTGCTGATAATGAAATAACTATTGAACAGAGTGGAGATAATTTAAACTTAAATATTGAGCAAGTCGGATATTCAAATGTCATTAGGCGTTGGAGGAGTTGGGACGAAGGAATAGTAGGCGATAACAACTCGTTAGATATTAGACAACATAAAAATAAAGGAAGTGCCTCTGACCAGCATATAATTGAGATAAGACAAATTGATGGAACAGGAAATAATTTAGCTTTAGGAACTGGTTGGAACATAGGTACCAATGGAACATTTACAATCGATAACTCTGAATATGGAGATACATTTAGTCATATTAATATTACAGGAGACTATAACAATATTCAAATGGTTCAAAGAACAAATAGTAGTTCTACTGGACATAACTATTGGCTTCATGTTGAAGGCGATAGTAATGATATAAGAACTGTGCAAAGAGGTGGAGGTGGACATTACATTAATTTAGATATATTTAATGATAGTAATGATGTTGTATTAAGTCAAACAAATACTGGAAGTCATACTGCAGATGTCAGACTATACGGAACTCAACCAACCGATATAAGTCTTATTCAAAATGGTTGGAATAATAAATCATATAGTGTAACAAATTATTGTTATACTAGTGGTGGTTGTTCAATATCAGTAACACAAGAATAGGAGAATACAATGCCAGTTAGAAAAGTAAAAGGCGGTTATAAATGGGGTAAGTCTGGAAAGACTTATAAAACAAAAAAAGAAGCTGAAAAGCAAGGTAGAGCAATATACGCATCAGGTTATGGCAAAAAGAAAAAAAGACCCAAGAAAAGGAACAGGTAAGAAACCAAAAGGTTCTGGAAGAAGATTATATACTGACGAAAATCCTAAAGATACCGTTAGGATTAAGTTTGCTACTATGAAAGACGCTAGAGCAACTGTCAGAAAAGTAAAAAGAGTTCGTAAATCATATGCTCGTAAGATTCAAATACTTACAGTAGGAGAACAAAGAGCTAGAGTTATGGGAAAGAAAACTGTAGCTTCAATATTCCGAGCAGGAAAAGCTAGTTTAAGGAGGGCAAACAATGCCAAGAAAAACAACACGAAAAAAGCGAGACTCAAGACTCGCAAGAGCAGGCGTTAGAGGTTTTAACAAACCAAAAAGAACACCTGGTCACCCAACTAAATCACATATAGTTGTTGCAAAAGTTGGAGATAAAATTAAGACTATACGCTTTGGACAGCAGGGAGCTAAAACTGCGGGTAAACCTAAAAAAGGTGAGTCTGCAAGAATGAAAGCAAAACGAAAGTCTTTCAAAGCAAGACATAGAAGGAACATAGCCAAAGGAAGAATGTCTGCTGCATATTGGGCAGATAAGGTTAAATGGTAGTAGTTCAAGTTCTATTTTGACCAACGAAAAATAGCACTTGACAATCAACTATATTTTTGGTATAATTACAATTAAAAGTAAAAGATTAAGTTTACTAAGAAGGAGATTAAGCAATGGAAGCCGATGAAGTGGCACTAGAACTTGCAAAGCATGAAGCTGTCTGTGCGGAAAGATGGAAAACTGCATTTAACCGCTTTGATAATATAGATAAACAAGTAACCAGGATAGAAACTATTATGATTTCTTGCGCTGGTTGTTTGCTTGTTGGCGGAGCAGGTCTAATTATTACATTGGTTAATATGTAAAGGAGAATTTATATGTTAGATACTATATTTTTGGTATTAGTAGGAGTATTTATTGGGTGGAACTTACCCCAGCCTTCATGGGCAAAGTATGTACAAACAATAATTATGGGCTGGGTATCAAAAGTATCTAGTATGGTTAAAAAAGGCGAGTAATGCTCGCAGGATATGGAACAAAAGACATGAAATCTAAAAAAGAAAAGGCAAAAGTTTATGAAAAAGACGGATTCTGGACATACGATGGTGCCATCGCTGGATATAACACCAAAGCGAGCGCAGAAGCAGCGTTGGAAGCAGGTAAAAAGAAGTCATCATGAACGATACGAAATTTGTTTAGAGTGTGAACATCTAAACAAGTTTTGGAAATTTTGCAACCTTTGTGGTTGCTTTATGCCCCTCAAGACTAAACTTCGATGGGCAGAGTGTCCTGACGAGCCCGCTCGTTGGACATAGGAGATAGCAATGCCGTATCATAGCGGAAAAAAGAAAAAGAAGAAAGGTAAGAAAAAGAGGAAGTAATATGCCAGTACACCATAGAAAAAGAAAAATGAATGGTAAGAAAAAGAAAGGCGGAATGAAACCTTGTCTTACAGCAAAACAAAAGAAGTTACCTAAAGCACTTCAAGCTGGAATTCGTAAAAGAAACAGACCTTGTAAGTAATGCCAAGACAAACTAGAAAACGAAGAAAGACTGCTAAGAAAAAGAGACCTGTACCTACTAATAAAGTTCTTTATGCTCGAGTAAAAGCCGAAGCAAAAAGAAAGTTTAAGGTATATCCTAGTGCTTATGCAAATGGTTGGCTAGTAAGAACATATAAGGCAAGAGGTGGCAGATATAGAATGGGATAATGGCTAAGAAACGAAAAAGTCTAACTAAAAGACAACAAACAGCAATGCGTAGACATCGTAGACACCATACCAAGAAACACATGACTCTTATGAGAAAACTCATGCTAGAAGGAAAAACTTTTATGCAAGCTCATAAGACTGCCATGCGTAGAGTTGGAAGATAATGGCAAAACCAAAAGGTGGATTAACTACTTGGTTCAAAGAGAACTGGGTAGACATTAGTCGAAAAAAGAAAAATGGTAAACACCCACCTTGTGGTCGTAAGAAAGCGAGGACAGCAAGAGGAGGATATCCCAAGTGTGTCCCTCAGCGAGTAGCGGCAAAAATGACCGCAAATGAAAAAAAGTCGGCAGTCCGTAGGAAAAGAGCAAAAGCTCAAGGCGTTAGAGGGAAACCCACTAATGTCAAAACGTTCACTAAAAGGAGGCGCCGAAGAAGGAGATAACATGCAAGAGTTACTAGACGAGATTCGAAGAACTCATGAATTGGTAGAAAAACTTCAAACCAAATATGAACAGAGACTACTTTGGAGCAAACAACTCCAAGAGTCTTTAAAATTAAATAACACAACAGAAATTAAGAGGTTAGTAAATGTTGAAGAAAAGTTGGCTAAAAATTAAAGAATACTTAAAAAAGTTCTGGGACATACTTATTGGTAACGATAAGAACTGGGACGGTAAAGTCGATATTAAAGACGATTTAATAAAAGCAAAAGAAAAAGCGCAAAGCGCTAAGTAACGGAGAGAGCTATGGCTAGAACAGGAGGCTTTTTAAGCGGACCTACTGGTGTTCACAATACTCAAAAAATTCGTAAGCATAGATTAAATCGAGGAGTTACTCGTGATATGAATGCTGCGGCAGGAGTTTCTGTGAATTCGAAAAACCCAAACTCTATGGAAGCGTTCAGATATTCTGCAGCACCAAAAGCTATCGGACCTAGATTCGGTAAAACTGCAAATCCAAAACGAGCGAGATTCCCTAGAAGAAGAAGATAATTATGGCAGAAACTATACACAAAAAACAAGCATGGCTAGATGAAATGGCAGCTATAGTACAAAAAGATATAAATACTTTAGAAGTGCTACAGAAAGCTAGAAAACTTAATAAGAAGGAAGCGAACTTCCTGCAACTATGTAGTGCTTACTTGTACTTATACAAAATGGCTGAACTCAAGGAATTTTTAAGTCCTGTACTGAGTGAAGATGAAGATGAAACTAATTTCGAGACAATACATTGATTGAAATTAGTAGAAGTGATATAGTTTCTGACTACTTGATGGAGTTTAGTGATGATGAAAGATTCATTAAACTTCCTATAGAATCCTACCTAGAATTATTAGGAATAGACCCTAATACATCTCAAACTGCACTTATCAATGCGATAAGTAATCCTAAATATAGATTTATTTGTGCTTCTGTAGCTAGAAGGCAAGGTAAAACTTATATCTCAAATATTATTGGACAATTAGTATGTCTTGTACCTAATAGTCATGTACTACTAATGTCACCTAACTACTCACTATCACAGATATCTTTTGATTTACAAAGACAACTAATTAAACACTTTGATTTAGAAATGTTAAGAGATAATGCTAAGGATAAAGTAATTGAACTTTCTAATAACTCTACTATTCGTATGGGGTCAATCAATCAGGTTGATTCAGTAGTTGGTAGAAGTTATGACTTAATTATATTTGATGAAGCAGCACTAACTGATGGTAGAGATGCTTTCAATGTAGCACTTAGACCTACACTTGATAAAGATAATTCAAAAGCAATATTTATATCTACTCCTAGAGGTAGAAATAATTATTTTGCTGAATTTTATCATAGAGGATTTAGTGATGAGTTTCCTGAGTGGTGTTCCATAAAAGCTACTTGGCATGAAAATCCAAGAGTATCTGAACAAGATATTGTTGAAGCAAAGAAAGGAATGTCAGAAGCTGAGTTTGCTCAAGAATATATGGCAGACTTTAATGTATTTGAAGGTCAAGTTTGGTCATTCAATCATGAACAATGTGTAGCAGATTTATCTGAGTTTGATACTTCAAAGATGGATGTATTTGCTGGACTTGATGTTGGATATAAAGACCCTACAGCATTTTGTGTAATAGCGTATGACTGGGAAGAAGAGAAGTTTCACTTAGTAGATGAGTATCTAAATAGTGAAAGAACTACTGAACAGCATGCTGTTGAAATACAAAAGTTGATTGATAAATGGGATATTGATTATATTTATATTGATTCTGCTGCAGCACAAACAAGATTTGACTTTGCACAAAATTATGATATTAGTACTATAAACGCTAAAAAATCAGTACTAGATGGCATAGGTCATGTTGCAGGAGTAGTAGATAATGATAAACTTATTGTGAATCAAACTTGTCGTGAATCTCTCATGGCATTAGACCAGTATCAGTGGGACCCCAACCCTAATTTATTAAAAGAAAAGCCTAAGCATAATCAAGCATCGCACATGGCTGATGCAATTCGATATGCCCTGTATACATTCGAGACTACAGCGACAAGTTTTTAAGACCCCTATCAAAAATAACATTTGACATTATATGTGATTTTTGCTATAATTCTAAAAAGAGTAAAAATAATGAATTTAAAGAGAGATTTAGTTAAATATGTTCGAGACAAAGCTAAATCAAGATACCGTAAGAATGATAAATGTTATATCTGCGGTGAAACCGAAAATTTAGATTTTCATCACTTCTTTGGACTAACAGAACTTTTAGAGCATTGGATTCAGAAACAAGGTATAAAAGTTGAGACCGAAGAAGATATATTAAGTGCTAGGG